CGTAATCTTCATCCATATAATCTGATCTTAGCCAGCGACACATGATTTTCTTTTCCAGCGATTCGTTATACATATTTACGCTTTCACCGTCTGCGTCCACTGCGACATCGAGTCTCGCATAGCTGGATACCTCGTCCAGCTTACCCGTTAATGATTTATCCCAGTATATTGATACTCTGCTTTTCCGGGATGTAGCGTTCAGATCAACACTGTCTGATTCAGCTATGATATTTTCGGCATCCGTAAACACCTGATACGTTCTGCCAGGATAGTTCGGGAGATTTTTTGCAATGGTAATCTTTAAGTCCTCTCCCATCCATGATTTGCAATCTATCAAATCAATAATCTCATAATACAATGTATCGAGTTTTGTCGGTTCACTGATGAGCGCCGAGAAATCCACCATAGAGACATCGATTGCCTTTAGTGCCGTATATGCGCTGTCATTGACATATAATGGGTCTATACCAGCATCAATTATAAGCATATCAACGAGTATATCGTATGGGCTTTGCGGTTCGTAGTAGCGACATTTCTGTATTTTATCGTTTTGAGTGTGGTCAGCAGCCTCTGTGCCAAAACAACCCCTCACGCATCCGGTCAATTGGTTTCCGGTTTTTGTTGCATAGTAAATAACCTCGTCTCCAATCCTGATGTATCCGTCTGCTGCATCCAAATCTGTACCATCTGATACAGATATGACGTCCTGGGATGATGTCATGGCTGCCGATAGCCTTATATTCAATTTGGGAGGTATTTCGATTTTTGACAATGTTTTCAACAAATCGGCTCCTTCGATAACCACCGTGCCGTTTTCTTTAATATTTATCGTATCGATAACGCCCGCAAATGTCTGCTCAAAATCAGACCTGCCAAGCCCATAAAATCCCCTGTATAGTTTCAGCGGCCTCCCGGCATAATTGGGGTTTCTGGCTATGAGTTTTCTTAAAAATGAACCCTGCACTGAATCCCTTGTTGACAAATATGGGTCAACACCCACGTCTGTATCGGGTTCGTCATACAAAGTGACATTCACCCTCCCTGCCACAGTCAAGCTTGTTTTGATTTCTGTCGGCAGGTGTTTAATATCCTTGATATATGGCCTTTCGCCCTCCTTAAACGGCAAGGGTGCGTTGTTTGACGTAAACATATAATCTTTTGTGCCTTTGCTGTAATGTGGCTTGTCTTTGCAGGTTGCATATGTATTATAGCAGCGGATTTGTATGCCCCCGCAATATGCCGTTGATAGCCCGCAATACAGTCCAGGTTTGCCGCACCAGTCCATAGCGGCGCACGGGCTTACCCCTATCGTATTATTGCAGTAATCCAATGTGATGACTGCCATATCTATGGGATACCGTGACAAAGCATTTTTGTACGCATCGTATGTCATACTTCTTTGACCCCCCTTAATTTGAGTGTTAAGGTATCAACATATGTCAGGACACTAAACGGGGTTTCCAACGGCATATCATCATCGATAGATGTAAAGAACACATCTGATGGGTATGTATCCAAATCCCATGCAAAGAAGAATGGTTTATACAACCTCGCATAATTTTGCCAGAATGGAATAAAATATGTATCGAGCCATGTACGGGACACCAAACTGAACTGAGGCTGTATTCTAAGTACCGGGCTATATGTTGCTACGCCGAGTATATGCCCGTTTTTACTGCGTTCCACGTCTGCCGCCGGCGTCTCTGCATATGGGACATAAGGGGTATTCGGCGGATATTCAAATTGTATCTTTACGCCGAGCAAGGCTACAGCCATATATGCTGCAACGGCTGCCGTGACTATCTTTATGCGCCAGTATTGATCCGACGCAGATGTGAATGTCTTTAAAACCGCCTTGTCGGAGGTCGGAGTAAAGTCGGCCAGGCGCACAGTCCATGATGAGTTATCCGGTGATGATTCAATGGATACTGTCGCACCTGCGGTATATAAATTGTGCCCAATTATTGCCAGGCAGTCAGCGCTTTTTGCCGCACCGCAATCAACAGTGATGTATTTCGTGCCGTGGCTTGCGGCTTTCCAAAATGTATATGGTCTTAAATCTATCAGATTTAAAACATCATAGCCCTCTTCTGTATCTGTTGCAGTAAGTGTATAACCTTGAGATAAAATATTATCATAAAGAATAATTGGTGTTTGCATTTTTATATCCTCATACCATCATCTATAGCTTTTTTAATCGATGGAATCAGCTCTCGTGCAAAAGCATCATGGTCAACCACATTGCCGGCAATATGGATGTTGACTACCATCGGGCGCTCAGATTGCTTTGTCTCTGTCTCCCATGTATTTGTTGTCGGCGTGGAATATGAATATCCCCCTCCGCCTGATGGCACAGCAGCAGTTGCAGCCCCACCACCTGGCTGCATAGATGCTATTGCTGCAACACGTGCCATCCCGAATGCAATTGCAGCGGCTGCGGCTGCGACAGCTAATGTAGGACCCACGACAGGTATTCCTGCCATCGCTTTATATGCAGCTACCGCTGCCTGATACGTGTCAATTGTTGTCTGTGCAATGGCAAATGCCTTGTAAATATTAAAGAATGTTTTACTCTGCTGACCTGAAAGAGCATAAAACGCCTGTGCCGCCCCAGCCATCATACCAAAAGCATTTGATGCTATACCTATTCTTTGTTGTGTATACATCTCTTCTTCAGCAAGCTTTAGTTCGTTGTAATACTTCATTTGTGTATAATCATCAATGTATATCTCTTCCATTAATTTTTTCATAGTATTATAGTTTTCAAGAGCCTGCTGGTATCTTTGAGAATATATATCTTTTCCCGAGTATATGTCCGATATACCCTTGAGTGATGCTCCAGTCTTTCCGAGACCCTGACCAGCCTCACCGCCCACTTGATTGGCCATATCCATGAGTTTTGTCCATGTATCGTCATAGCCTTTTTGCCTATATGTTGATTCTTTTTCGAGTAATTTATTCAATTCGTTCTGTTTACTGATTTGTATATCAAGAATTTCAAATGCAAGCTCCCTCTCGGTCAATTCAATCTGTTTTTCTATTATTTCTCTTTCTTTTAAAAGTTCATACATTTTCTCTGTCGGATACAACAGGTCTTCCACATAACCTATTTGTTCAAGTGTAAGAGATATTTCATCTTTTTTGTTCTTTAATGTCTGTATTTGTATCTCATTTTTCTTTTGTGCTAAAACGGTTTCATTAATCAGACCTACCTTTAAATCTGTTTCTAATACTTTGATTTGTGACGCAGATTCAAGCTCATAGATTCTATTTTTTGTCTGTTTTGCAAGAAGCACAATTTTATCTGCAAGTTTTCTCTCTTCTTCATATGATTTTCTTATTCTTTCCTCTGATTCTTTTTCAAATTCTGCCCAGTATTTGGCGAGCTGAGCAGTAACCCATTTTGTTATAAGTTGTTTGTTTGACCCTTCTTTTTCAAATTCTTTTGCCCTGTGGTGAATATATTCAATTTCAGTCATTGTTAATTTTGCTATTTCTTCTTCAATACGCTTATTCATATCTTTAATCTTTTTTAAATCAGGTGTGGGAGCTGGCAATGATTTGCCTCCACCGATATCGCCGTAATGGACTAACCCTTTCCACATCTCCGCCTCTGTTCCTGCCTGCCCTCCAGACATAACCCTCTTTAACATTTCAATCTTTTGACGGGTTTCGTCGCTCCTGCCGCCTACGGCCTCTATTTCAAGTGCAAGTATTTCGAGGTGGTCAATCATTTCTTGGGTTTTTGCATCAGCTTTAAATGTAGATAGAGATTTTTTAAAATTCTCCATCTCTATCTCTGCTTCTCTGACGCTCTCATAATGATTAATTGTGACATACGTAAGAACACCCAGGCCTGCCGCTACAAGCCCAATTGGCGATGCTAATGCTGTTAAAGCTCTATATGATAATATCTCTAAAACTGTTATTAATTCCCGTAATTGAGTTATTAATTTGCCTGTTTCTAATGCCGCTGTGATAATTTGAGCAACATAATATGAGCCGAGTGCAACAGATGCGGCAATTAGTGCCTCTTTGAGGTCATAAATAACAGACACGCATGTTTTTACTACTTTCCACAAATTCTCTATTGAATCAACCGCTATTACAAAAGCTGATTTAATATCTTCTGCCCATTTTGCAAGGTCTCCTGATGCCTTAAGTTCCGCCAGGGCCCTGTCCCATGTTTTTAATTTATTTACTGTTGTTTCAATTAAAACACCAAGTGCAGGGCTGAATAATTCTCCAATTTTGAGCTTTACTTCCTCTATGAATCTTGGCAGGGATGTCATGAGCTTGCCTACCGTCCCCATAGCGGCCTCGTATGAGCCAGCAATATCCTTTCCTCTTTCAAGCACAAGATTTAAGGCTATTTGCTGTTTTTCCTGTGATGATAACGATTCTACTGTTCTGCCTGCCGATTCAGCAAACTTTTTATACGCAGATTCGAATTCGACTGTAATGCCGACAGTGCGGAGTATCTCCGGCTGTAGTGTAGTAATGCCATGCAACAACCTCTGAAGCGCTTCGGATGAATTGATATTGCCGATTACCGCTGCATCCTGTGCAACACGGGCAAGTTCCTGTGACTTTGTTAAGTCAAGATTCGCCTGCATCATACGGATAATCGATTGCTGTGCCTCCTGCGTTGTTATGCCCATCTTTCGCACGCCCTCAGAGTATGCCTCAACTTCGGCCTTGCTATACCCGGCATTTTTTCCTACCGTCTGCATTACAATCCCCAGGGTTTCAACACGGGCGGCAAGCGTTGCTGATTCCTTTAATGTTTCAAATGCCTTGAATGAGGTATAAAGTGTTGAAAGGCTTCCAATAAGGCTCCTGAATGTGCCGTTAAGTGAGGGCAGCGCAGATGTCAGTTGTTCGGCGGATGATTTGAGGGTTTTCATTGCGTTTTCCGTCTTCTGCAAAACCTGTATCGCACCCTGCCCATCCGCTGTTATTACTAAATTGACAGCATTCATATCTGTGCTATACTCCTTATTATGATAACCGCCTTAATATCAGGCTTGATTGTGTTTGCTTTTATGATCGGAGGATTAGGGCTTATTATAGCATCTGAATGGTTTTTCGGTATCCTGTGCATAATCATCTCCGTAATAATCTTTCGTAAGATATAGCGATTTTCTCCATTTCATCCTCCAGAATACCTATATCAAGCCATTCCTGAAGCGATAAATCGTTTGCAGCAAACGGATACCCGGCTTTTTTAAGTCTCCACAAAAACCATATGTGAGTAAACCATTCACTCGGTTCATACGGTTTGGCACCATCGCACTCCGCACATTTTATTGCCAGAAGTTCCCCGGATGTTTCTATACATTTTTTCTTTTTCTCCGGGGTGCATCTGGCCGCCAGCCTCCTTAACTCCTCGCCAAAGGGGGGATATCCTCCTCAATTACAGTCTCAATCTCCACGTCGGTATCTGACGCCACACGAGCGCCCTCAAAAACAACAGTTGCAAAAGTGGATATAATATCTGATGCTGTTCTTGCAAGAAGACCCTTCCAGTCTTCATAATAATTCGGGCTTTCAGGATCCGATGAGATAGGCTTTCCCTTGACACCAAAATCGCCTTCTCGAAATCCTGTTAATATTGCAAGCCCCAAATCAAGTTTAATCCTTGGATTCATAATCAACTTATTGCCTTTTCTTTTATACAATCTGGTCTGATATTCCACTTCTTCCTGCGTTGTGGGATTTCTGTAATACAGCTCTATTTCTGTCCCTGACCTGGCATCGTTTATTACTATTTTGTTTACTGCCGATGCATCTAAATCACGCATAAAACCTCCTTTTTTTGGTTAAATGTGAAATGTTTAGCTATGTCTTATCTTTATCTCTCCGTTTCCGGCTGACAGTGTCGGGTGTGCCGTAAAAGAAAGGGCATATGTCGCCATACCCTCCCTGCCGCCTAATTTTGGAGGAGCGATCACCGTGTCGCTTAATGTGATTACATATTTATTGCCGGCGGAAGACCCGATGGTTGCTGTTATTGTCCCTGCATCTCCATCCTCCCAGAGGTCAAAGGGGTTGAAACTTGAAAGCGCAACAAGTTCAGGGTCTATACTGCCTTCAACTTCACGCCCCACAATACTATAACGCAGTATGCCGTTTGTTGCGTTTGCAGATAATCTTTTTGCAATTTTATTTTTGATTGTTACCTCAAAATTACTTATTATCCCTGCGTATGAATGCACTGTAAATGTAGCACTGTTGAATATTGGAGGTTTGATGCTTGTCGCTTCATACGTCGGGCTTGGAAATGATGTACCTGTTATGCTTGCCTTTCCTCCCCATAGCCCCAATAATGAAAATTCAAGTGTTGCAATTTCATTTGCCTTTGCTGATAGCTTGATGCTTTCTGTCATGCATCCGAGCACCTTCCAGAGTATACCATCCTGATAAAAATATATTGTGCAGGATTCACCATCTGTTGAGCTGTTGGGGTCATAATCAACGTATGAAGCTCCAATTGTCTCTGTGAGGTTGGCTGCACGAAGCAACGCAGCTATTCTCGGCGGGGTTGTTGCTGTGCCAGAGCCTCTTACTTCAACAGAAAATGATATTTTTACACCTTCACCGAGGGGGATTTTCTGAAGCGAGCCAAAATATGGCAGCATAACTTTTCTTTCCCTGCTTGCATCAACGATTTCGATGTTGACTTTTCCAGTGAGAAGGGCATTTGCAGACACAGTAGGTGTTGGGTCACTTCCGTATGCTGTCTCTACCTTAGCCAGAATTAATTGTTTTTCTTCAAGGCTCATTATTTATTCCTCCTTTTCTGTGATATTTGGCACGAATTCTTGTTTAGCAATATCATAACGATATGTGCCAGGCTGTCTGTCCATGCCTGTTACGGGCGTCCCCAATGTATCTGGGTCTTCCTGTTTCGTGCATTTTTTTCCGAGCCGTTCAGCCATAGCCTCATCGTTTAGATTCTCCTTTTGCGGTTTGCCGGATGCCGCCGTTTTGTATGATCCGGGTTGTCTATCCATCTGTCTATCCTCCTTTTTTATGTTGGCACGTCAAGATAATGACGTGTCCTGAATGATACTGTATATGCAATTATGCCATCATAGTATCCATTTAACTCTCTTTTTATGCACTTGAAAGGTTCTATATCGGACAAT